TCCGGCGGGCACCATCGCTGGCCGGTAGCTCGGGCCGCTGGTCAGCAGGTTACCTTGCAGCCCGCTGGCGGCGGGCGCGGCGTCGTTCTCGGCGGCTGTCGCATCTGGCGGCAGATCCGCCTTCAGCGCTTTGCTTTTACTGCTGGCGATGCCGAGCTTGTTCAGCACCCAGTTGATGCCGCTGGTGAGCTGATCCAGTGCGTGGCCAGGGATCTTCAGCGCCTCGGCGAGCATATTGCCGAAGCTTTTCCCCATATCGCCAGCGGCAGCCAGCTGCGCCTGCGTCGCTTTCACCGGCTCCAGCAGCTGGGTAAAGCCGTTCCACACCGACTTAACCTTGTCCGTCACCCAGGCGAACACCGGCTGCAGCGGGGCAAAGGCGTCGCCGATCGGGCCCATCGCTGCGGAAAACCCCTGCGCGACGCCGCTGATAAAGGCGCTGATGGGCTCCCAGTACTGACGGATCAGCAGCGCGCCGCCGACGATGGCCGCCACGATAGCCACCACCGGCAAGGTGATGGCGCCGATGGCGCTGACGATAGCGCCGCCCACTACCGTGAACAGGCCGCCAAGGATCTCGACGCCCGCCATAATGGCGCCGACCCCGCTCACCACCGGCCAGACCGCCATGCCGATAGCGCTCAGCGCGCCGACAAAGGTCATCGCGACCGCCGCCGCCGTTGCGATGCCGCTGGCCAGCGCCGGGTTATCCTGCAGCCACTGGTCGATGGTCTGCAGGAACTGCGTCGCCTCCTGCGTCAGCGTGCGCAGCGGGCCGTCAAGCGGCGCGAAAAGGTCGACGCCAATAGCCGCCTTCGAGGCATCCAGCTTTTGCAGATCCCCGCCGAGGCTGTCCTGCTGCGCCTGCGCCCTGCGCGCCGTCCCGCCGTCGGATTGCTGTACCGAGGCGGTAAGCGTCTCCAGCTCGCCGTTGGCGGCGCCCTGCGTCAGCAGCGAGGCTGACGAGGCCGCCTTCGCGCCAACAATGCTCTTCAGCACGTCCGCCTGCTGCGTCGCGTTCATCCCCTTTCTGGCGAAGGCGGCCTGAATATCTTTCAGCAGCGGCAGGATCTGCCGTGCGTCGCCGTTTTCGTCGCGGGTGGACACGCCAAGCGCAGCGATCGTGCGCTCGCCGTCGCGCGTCTGTAGCTGAGTCAGGATCGTGCTGACCTCGTCGCCCGCCGCCGCGCCGGTAATATGATTTTTCGCCAGCAGCCCCAGCATGGCGGAGGTCTGCTCAACGCCGACGCCGGCGCTTTTTGCCACCGGCGCAACGCTGCTCAGCGCGCTGCTCAGATCCTCGAACTTCATTCCGGCCTGGTCGAGGGTGGCGCTAAGCACATCGCCCAGATGGGCAATATCCCCGCTGTTGAGGCCGAAGGCGCTTTTTGTCTCCATCAGCAGACCGGCGTTTTCCTCTGCCGAATGCTGGTTGACCTGCGCCATATTCAGCGCCACCGGCGTCGCGGAGGTGATGTCGTCGATCGTCCCGCCCGCCTGGGCGATATCGAGCTGGGTCTGCGCCACCGCCTGCGCCGGGATGCCGGTCTGCACGCTGAGGCTGCGCGCCTGTTTATCCAGCGCGACCGCCTGCGGCGACCCTTTCTGCAGGCCGGTTTTGGCCTGCAGGGCAGCATCGGTGCGCGCCAGCTCGTAGCCGGGACGCAGCAGCGCGGCGCCAGCGGTGAAGCCCGCTTTCGCCAGGCCAATGCCCGCCGCGCTGGCGCTGCGGATCTTGCCCGCCAGCGCCTGACCTTTGCGGTAGCGCTCCGCCGTCTGGTTTTGCCGCTCCTGCTGCTGGTTCAGCCGCTGCAGCTGCTGTTGCTGACCGTTAAGGTGCTGGCTGGCCTGCGCCGCGGCGGTTTTCAGCCGCAGCTGTTCGCTGCTCAGGCTGCGCGTAGAGATACCCGCGCCGTTCAGGCTTTCTCGCTGCTGCTGCATCGACAGACGCAGGCTCTGCGCCTGACTTTGCAGCGCAGCGGTACGCTGACGCGCCTTTTCCAGCGCGCGGCTCTGCTGCTCCGCAGGCTGATGGCTGTTGCGCATCGCCAGCGCCAGCGCCGCCGTTTCCGCCTTCGCCTGTTTAAGCTGCTGCTGCGTGTCGTTCAGCTGGCGGCTGGTGGCGCGAAAGCCGTCGATTTTCGCCGACTGCGCCTGCAGCGCCGCCAGGCTCCGCTGCGTATCGGCAATGGAACCGGCGACTTTTTGCGTTTCGTTCTGAAGGCTCTGTAGCGGGCGCAGCGCCTGATTAACCGCCTTCAGCAGCGCCTGCAGTTTGAGGTCTTCACTCATCCGTATTTGCTCCGCTGCGGATCAGGGCTTTATGCCGCCAGTCGAGGAGCTCGGCCAGCGGCAGATCGTTCATATCAGAAAGAGGCCAGTGAAAAATGGCGGCGATATCAGCCATCAGATCGTTGACCGTCAGTCCGCCGGGCCAGTCGACGCTGCCGACTTCGACTGCAAAAAACCAATCACCTTGCCGCCGAGCGCAATCAGGTCCACCGGGTCGAGGCTGTTGCACTCCGCTTTGGTCAGCGCAGGCAGCGTAATACGCGGCAGCACCGTCAGCAGCGCATCGACGTCGGAGGAGGCCAGGTCGGCAAGGCGCACGCCGCGCAGCGAGCCGGCGCTCGGCTTAACCAGCTCAACCTGCGCGATGGTCGCATCGCCGCGTTTCAGCGGGGTTTCCAGCTCAACGCTATTTTCATTCTGTTCCATGCTTCTCTCCAGGTTCCCACAGGGTAAAAAAGCCAGCGCCGGGCGCTGGCGTCAGGGTTAAGCCAGGCCGAGGTTTTTACGGCGCTGCGCAAGGCGATCGTCGCCGTTTACCTTTTCGACCATGTTGACGGTATCGATCTCAATCAGCTCTTTACCGTTCCAGGTGAGTTTGAAGTAGGTATTTTTGGTGGTGATTTTGGTTTCGGTCTCTTCGCCCTGTTTGGCTTCGCCAAAGTCGAACGCCTGATGACGGCCGCGCACCTCAATCTCTACCGCGATCTCTTCGCCGGTGTCGTCACGCTGGTAAGAGCCGGTAAAACGCAGCGGCACGGCGGAACCGCCCCACTGGGTCAGCACCAGATCGTCCATCCCGGCGATGGTCCACTCCATATCGAGCGCGTCATCGTCCAGGCCGTTGTCGATAAAGGCGGCGCCGTTCATGCCGCCGCCGCGATAGGCGTCCAGCTTGCGAGAGAGTTTCGGCAGGGTGACGGAAGAGACAACGCCCTGATAGCTGTTTGAATCATTGAAAAGGTTCAGCCCTTTCAGTTTGCGGGGTAGTGCCATTTATCCGGCTCCTTAGCTGTTTACGGATGCGGCGAAGTTCGCCAGATAGGTGTCGGTGATGCGCTGGCGCAGGGTCAGATCTTCCAGCGGCGGCACCGGCGTGTAGTCGTAGTCGATAAAGAGTTTGCCCGCCTTCAGGGTGTCGGCGTCGTTGGCGCTCTCGTCGTACCAGGCGGAGGCACCCAGCAGGTAGCCAGCACTGACCAGCTCGCGGAATTTGGCGTTGATGCCCGCGATGATCTCGCGCACCAGAACCGGCGTCAGCGGTTTGTCTACCGCCCACATGTGCGCTTCAGCCATGGTGTCAGCCAGAACCTGCGCGGTGCGGGTGTAGTTCTCAAACTGAAACAGCGGGTCGTCGCTACAGGTGCGGTTGCCCCAGAAGCGGAAGCCGTCTTTGCGGATCAGCGTGGTGACGTCCGCCGCGTTGAGCAGGTCAGCGTCTGTGCCGGTCTGTTGTAGATCCCAGAACACCGACGCAGAGATGCCGGTGACGCCGTTGACGCCGACGTTCGGCAGGGTTTTATGCCAGCCGGTGTCGTTGTCGATTTTGGCACGCAGGCCCAGCGCACGCGCGGTGGCGTAAGCGGTATCGGATTGGCTGGTTGCGGTGTTCCAGGCAACAAAGTCCGGCCAGATCACCATCAGTTCGCGCTGGCTGAAATTTTTGCGGTAATTCATGGCGTCGCTGATGGTTTTGCAGTTCCAGGCTGACACATAGGCGAAGGCGCGCAGCTGCTGCGCGATACTTGCCAGCGCGGTCGCCACTTCCTGCGAGTCGAGGCCCGGTACGGCGAGAATACGCGGCTTAACGTCAAGCTGCGTCTGCGCCGTCAGCAGCGCCTTCATACCGGTGTACTGGCCATTCTCATCGGTGGTGCCGATGATATTAGAGGTGGTCGCTTCGGGGGTCTCGCCTTCAGCAACGCGTACCACGACGGTGACCGGTTTTGACTGATCGGCAATCGCCTGCAGCGATGCCGCCAGCGTGCCTTTGCTGCCGGCTTTGGCGATAGCGGCCTGCACGTTGGTCAGCAGCACCGGGGTGTTGAGGGGAAAAGCCTTAGCGTCTGCGTCCGCTGCAGTGCAGACCAGGCCGACTACGGCGGTGGATACGGTAGAGATGGTGCGCGTGCCGTCATTGATTTCGACAACGCGTACACCGTGATGATAATCAGACATCTGATGTACTCCGTGTTGAGGGTGGAGTCAGATTGTCAGGTCAGCTGAGAGAAATCATGCGGTTGCGGTTTGCTGGGGGATGAGCGAACAGCGGCCTCGCGCGGGAAGGCCCGCTGCGGTTTTTCAGCCGTTGCTATTACGCTCAGGATGCCGCTTCCTGCCTGCTTTCGGGTGCTCTGGCCGGAAAGTATTTATAGAGGGTAGATAGCGCGACGTTATAAATGATCGCCAGCTGCTGGCGGCTGTGTCCCTTAGCCAGCAGCCGACTTATTTGCTCGACCTCCTCCGGGCTTAACGCTTTGGGCCGCCCGCCCAGCCGTCCTTTTGCTCTGGCAGCGGCCAGCCCGGCCAGGGTGCGCTCAACGATAAGCTCGCGCTCCATTTCTGCCAGCGCCGACATAACGTGAAAAAAGAAGCGCCCCATCGCGCTGCTGGTGTCGATGCTGTCGGTTAAAGAGCGGAAATGCGCGCCGCGTTCGTGCAGTTCGGAAATTAGCGCAATCAGGTTTTTCACGCTGCGGCCGAGCCGGTCCAGTTTCCAGACGACCAGCGTATCGCCTTTGCTGATGCATTTAAGCGCCTGTTTGAGGCCCGGACGGGTTGCGGTTTTGCCGCTGATACGATCTTCAAAAATACGGTCACAATTTGCGCTTAACAGCGCATCGCGCTGTAAGTCGCAGTTCTGGTCAATTGTTGATACGCGAATATAACCAATCATGGCCATACGTTTTTCTCTTCGGCTTATCTGGGACGGTTTTTGGCGGATTTTGCCATGTGGAACGGGTTTATCAAAAACCTTGGTTTAGGAGAAGGCTCGCCAGTTATCGGTTCACCGTTCCCCTGGCCGCACACAAAAATGCCAAATGAGCTATTTCCCTCGATGGCTGGCATGGTCTTTCTGAAAAGTAACGGGGCAAGTTTTAGCGGTACGCTTTATCCGAAGCTGGCGCTGATTTATCCGGAATTGAAGCTTGTGGATCTACGTGGCGAGTTTATTCGTGGCTGGGATGACGGGCGTGGAGTGGATTCCGGGCGTGCTTTGGGTACAGCGCAGGCATCGACTGGCCTGCGAACGGCAGCGCTAGATTATCCTGGTGTAGATGCAACAACCTCAGGTTCAACGATAGGCACGGCTTTTAATCAGGCGGATTCAGTAACAACAACTCAGCCTTCAGATGCAAAAGCCCCTAACAACAGCGCGTTAGCTGCAGTGCTAAGCGACAACTCAATCCAGGCGACTCAACTGCAAGCAGGTATTACGGGCTTTTCTGTATGGATCACAGCACGTCCGCGCAACGTCGCATTTAACTACATCGTAAGGGCTGCATAATGGCACAAATCACGCTTGATAAAAATGGCCTGGCGGAAATGGCCGGCACGCTGAAAATCTATAACTTTGACAGTATTACTGGCGAGTTTACCGGCTCAGCTGACGAGTACCTGCAGCAAGGCGTCGGGCTTCCTGCGTGCGCCTGTACTGTCGCCCCACCGCAGGCAAGCGCGGGTTGCGTTGCTGTATACCGTGACGGTGACTGGCAGACGATTGCCGACCATCGCGGTGAAACGGTTTACTCCATTGCTGATGGCTCGAAAATCGTAATTTCAGAGTTAGGGGATTATCCGGAAGAAACAACCGCCATTGCACCTGTAACCGACTGGGATTGTTGGGACGGGGAAAAGTGGGTAACGGATGCGGATGCGCAGCAGGCAGCCGCTGTGAATAGCGCAGCTCGGGAGAAATCAGCGCTCATCAGCGAGGCGAACGATATCACTCAGGCATGGCAGACGCAGCTGCTGCTCGGCATTATTACGGATGCAGACAAAGTCTCGCTTACCGCCTGGATGAAATATATTCAGGCGGTTCAGGCGGTTGATATTTCAGCCGCGCCAGACATTATCTGGCCGAAAAAACCCTAATAAATAAGGCCCGCAATAGCGGGCCGATAATTATAAAGCGCTTGTTTCCTCGGGTTCCGAGAATGTGCCGTCAGTATAAAACCAGCCAACAAGCGGCGCAGGCTCAAGGCCGGTTATATCTACCCATTCAATAGACGGATGAAACAGCGTACTTATGTTCTTATCCGTGCTAAACAGCTCCATCGTTTTACCAGCATCAATTCGTGCATATTTTGACATCATGAATATTCCCAGATTGTAATAAAACCGTCCCCGCCTTTGCCTCCAGACATTGCGTCAGAACTCTGAATCGCGAACGCGTCGCCGCCTCCGGCTCCTTTACGCCCGTCGCTCCCGACGACTGTTCTTCCTGCAGCAATTGGATCACCCCCAGCACTATGAATGGATGAGCCGCCTTCGCCGGATTCATAGCCCCGATTAAGGATAATTGCGCGCCCACCTGCGCTGCCCTTAGCGTTGAGGAAATTACCTCCATACGCTTCGCCACCGCCGCCGTTTGATACCAGCATGAATTCGCCAAATGTAACTACACCTCCGTTACCGCCTCCTGCACCTGACAGCGCAGAAAGATAAGTGCCGAAGCTGGAGCTGCCGCCCGCCGCGCCTGCGCCCGTGGCATTGCCATAAAGACCACCGGCCCCACCTTTTCCGACCGTTACGGGTACAGGGAAAGAGATATCCTTTACGTTGAGCCAGGACTGTGCCGTGCCGCCCGCGCCGCCGCCCGCCCCAGCGGACACTTGGGTGCTGCTTGTTGTCTGCGTGCCGCCACCGCCACCACCACCCGCCGTGACGCTCACGAACAAAAGAGAAGCATCAGCCGGCTTTGTATAGCTGCCGGATTCACTGATAGTGCGCACCCGTAAAAGCCTGCCGGAAAACTTTTCGCTAATACCAAGGTTTTGTAGAACCTCCGCCACCTTCCCTGCACTCTTCACCTCCGCCAGCGCATTAGCGATCTGCAGATACTGCTGATGCGGATTAGCCGCAGCAATATGGTCGGCCAGCCCCTTATCCGCATACTGCTTCGCCTCAATCACCCCGTTGTCCACATACTGGCGCGTCGCCAGCACCACCGACGGGTCAATCTTCAGCGTGACCGCATCCGTGCTGTTAACGATGATAATCATGCGCACCGTCTGCGTACGGCCGCTGCCCTCCTGCAGCTGCGGCTTATAGGTCTCCGCGCAGTTGGCGACGGCAATCATCACGCCATCGGCGTCAAACAGGCCGATTTCGCGGATCCAGAAGCCACCTTCGTTCTCCGGGATAATCTGCTCGGCGATAATCTGGCTGCTGTTGTTGGCGTCGACGCTGAGGGAATTAAGCGCCGCACGGCGTTTTTCTCCCACCAGCCCGGTCTGCGAGGCATTGGGCGTCGGCAGCGAACCGCCGCCATCGCCTACCGCCATCTCTGTGATTTGCAGCTTAGTGCCGAGCGCCGTGGCGTTTGCCAGCTTAGCCGCGCCCTGATTGGTC